TTCTGCGGAAGACAATCTTGGAGTGAATCTTAGAGGCTTTTATAAACAATTAACTTTAAATCATAGGAGATTTTATTATGGCAAATGCTTCACCAGTATCTGTCGGTAGAGTCAATGCCGGTGGTACTGAAGACGCTCTGTTTCTGAAAGTTTTTGCGGGAGAAGTTTTAACTTCTTTTGAAAGAGCTTCAGTAACTCAAGGGTCTGAAACAGTCCGCTCTATAAGCTCAGGTAAGAGTGCTACTTTCCCAGTAATGGGTAGAATAGACGCAGCTTATCATGTAGCTGGTGCGGAAATCACAGGCAATGACGTAAACCACAACGAGAAGGTCATTACTATTAATGACTTATTAATTAGCTCAGTTTTCTTAAGTAATATCGAGGAAGCTAAGAACCATTGGGATGTCAGAGGGGCTTACTCCACTGAAATCGGTAGAGCATTAGCTTTCCAAAAGGATAAGCATATTCTACAAACCATTGGTCAAGCTGCACAGGCTTCTGCAAACGTATCTGATTCAGGTTACGCTTCAGGAACTGTTTTAACAAACACTGCTATTGCAAGTGCTACAGACGCTACGGCGGCTAATGGTATGATTGATAGTTTGTTTGCAGCAGCTAAACAACTTGATGCAAACTTTGTACCTAAAGAAGGTAGAAAAGCATTCATTAGGTTGGAAGAGTATTACAAACTAGCTAACGCTACTAATGCTGTGAATGTTGACTTTAGTGGTCAGGGTTCTATTGCAGAAGGAACAGTTATGAAGATTGCTGGAATTGAGTTAATCCCAACTCCACACTTTATCTCTGCTAACGTTGCAGCAGCTAACGACACAACAGCTCCGTCAGGTAAATCAGCAACTATTGCTGACCCACAAGCTGTTAACTTAACAAGCTATGTATGTCTAGTATGTCATCCATCAGCTGCTGGTACTGTCAAATTGATGGACTTAGCTACTGAAATGGAATATGACATAAGACGTCAAGGAACGTTAATGGTCGCTAAATATGCTATGGGACACGGCGTGCTACGTCCTGAAGCAGCAGTAGGTATTAAAGAAGCGTAAGCTCTTTTAAACTTAACGAGAGGGTGGCTTCGGCTGCCCTCTTTCTTTTTAGGAATATATATGGCAACACAACTAACACCAACTACAGAGTTACAAGCTATTAATACAATGCTTTCTTCTATTGGAGAAGCTCCTGTAAACTCTATTAGCGGCACTAACAATGTAGATACAGCTGTCGCTATAAACATATTAAATGAGACAAGCCTCTCTGTTCAAAGTGAAGGCTGGAATTTCAATACCGAATACAACGTATCTTATTCTTTAGATACTAACAACAAACTCCCCCTACCCTCTAACTGTGTACAAGCAGATGCTTCAGCCCCTAATAGATTTCGTAACTTAGTTATACGTAACGGTTTTATGTATGACTTAGATAATCACACAGATGTATTAACTGCAAGTATCCCCCTAGATGTAGTACTGGTTCAATTATTTGAACATCTCCCTGAATATGCAAGACGCTACATTACCACAAAAGCAGCTAGACGTTTTTCAGCTAGGTTTATAGGTGATGCTGGTTTAACTGAGTTAGCTCAAGTTGATGAACAGGAAGCTTATAACAATTTCAAACAGTCTGATTCTAGAAGTGAAGACAACAACATACTAGAAGGAGACGCTAACACTTATTCAATAATAAATAGACCCCCAAGAAGGACTTATTAATGGCTGTAGTATCACAAAGTATACCTAATTTTCTAAATGGCATTAGCCAGCAAACACCTACTCAACGTGGAATTAATCAAGGTGAAGACCAAGTTAACTGCTCTAACAGTGTTGTTGATGGTTTAACTAAAAGACCCCCCCTAGAATACGTAGCTACTTTAGACTCTTCTAACCTTCTTCCCAACACTGCTAAAACATGGTCTATACAAAGAGATGAGAGTAATAGATACCTAACTTCATTTTATAATGGTGGTATTAAAGTTTATGATTTAGATGGCAATGAGAAAACTGTTAGTTACCCTAACGGCACAACATACTTAGCCAGTACAAATCCTAAAGAAGATTTTAAAATGGTCAACATAGCTGACTACACATTTGTAGTTAACAAATCCATTGTACCAATAGCTGATTCAACAACTTCAGCAGCTAAAATAGAACACTTTTATGTAGTCTTTACTGTCTGTAACTTTGGTAGAGAGTATGCAATACATCTTACTCACCCTGATTTAAGCTATGGTATCAATGCTATTATACAGATGCCTGATGGTAGTGATGCTAACCATGACACAGATTTTAGAGATACAAATAAACTTCTAGATATATTCCTTAAAGGAACTAGCAGTGGTTATTGGAATGCATCTTCTAGTATAGAATTTAAATTAACTAGAGCAGACACTGGGGCAACCTTAAGTACTACTCAAGGGCTAGGAACATACTCAGGAGTAACAGCTGAGTTTACATTTACAGAACACCAATCATCTTTACGTGGTTTAGTTGTAGATGGTAATACTAATTACACAGTAGAGACCCATGATGGTGCTGGTAATGGTGAGCTTTATGCTATAAAAGATGAGATACAAGATTTTACTAAACTACCTTTCTATGCAAAAGATGGTGACAAGATTAAAGTTACAGGGGATGCTGGTGATACATCATCAGATTACTGGGTTAACTATGTAGGTAATGGAGTATGGGAAGAGTGTATAGCACCAGCTACTTCACTAGGTCTTAATAACGCTTATATGCCACACGCGTTAATCAATAACAATAATGGTACATTCACATTTGCTGAACAATCATGGACAGATAGAGAATGTGGAGACACTACAACTAATCCTAATCCAAGTTTTGTTGGACAGAAGATACAGAACTTAACGTTCTTTAAAAGTAGACTAGGTATATTATCAGGAGAGAACTTAATACTTTCAGGTAATGCAGATTACTTTGATTTCTTTAGCTCAACAGTAACACAAGTGTTAGACACTGACGTTATAGATGTTGCAGCTTCGGGTACAACAGTTAACACTTTAAAACATTCAATAGCATTCAATGAAACTCTATTGTTATTCTCAGATACAGCTCAATACAAAGTAGGCTATGCTGGTGAAACTATTACACCACTAACAACTATACTAAATGAGGTATCCACATTTGCTTTAGATGATGCAGTTACACCTGTATCTTCAGGTAAGTTTGCATACTTTGCACAGAAGAGGAATGCTAACACAGCTATAAGAGAATACTTTGCTGACAATGACACATTAACTAATGATGGTCTTGATATTACAGTAGCAGTACAAAAGCTTATTCCTAATAATGCTTATCAACTGATTAGTAACACAACAGAAGATGCTTTAATTGTACTCTGTTCAGATACAGCTGACTCACAAGTAGCTCCTTACACAGGAACAGCATCAGCAACCAACTCTTCAACAATGTTTATATACAAGTATTTCTTTGATAGAGGAGAGAAAGTACAAACAGCGTGGTCTAAGTGGACATTCACAGGTGTTAAGATACTTGGTGGAATGACTGTAAACAACTATGTTTATTTACTAGCAGCTGAAGACACAGATACTAAATTATTTAAAATAGACTTACAAAACTTGGCAGACTCAACTATAGGCTTTAATGTTCATGTTGATTTTAAAGAAGGTGTAACAGGTACTTATTCTTCAGGCACAGGTTTAACAACATTTACTGCACCATACGGAGCTAAGACAGGTCTTATAGCCATTAACAATACAACAGGTGCAAACTATACAGCTACTAATACCAGTGGTGGGACATATACAATAGAAGGAGAACACACTGGCTTAATAATAGGTGTGCCTTATGAATCTAAGTATACGCTTTCTCCACAATATGTTAGAGAAGCAGCGGGTAATGGTGTCATAGCTATTACTTCAGGTAGATACCAAATTAGAACTATATCTTTTGATTATGAGAACTCAGGTTTCTTCCAAGTAGAAGTTACTCCTGAGTCTAGAGACTCTTACACAACTATAATGAATGGTTATGTTGTAGGTTTCTCAGGAAGTGTAGATACCCCAGCATTATCTAGTGGGACATTAGTAGTCCCCGTGCAATCTAGAAACACACAGTTTACTTTAAACATAAAAAGCAGCAGTCATCTACCCATGTTCATACCAAGTGCAGAAGTAGAGGGTTATTATCACAGACGTTCTAAGAGGATATAAAATGGCACACGTAAGAAATGCAATAGTAGCAGATGGTTTATTCTTAGCTTCTAAGATGCGAGCTGAAGACAAAGATGAATTACTAGCGGCTGATGGTGTACGACCTATGGATGCCTTGTTAGAGCCCTTTAAACATAGAGGAGCTCGTAACTACAGTGTCATTGGCACAGAGGAAGAATACGTTGTTGGTATGTTTGGCTCAGTACCTTCTCAAACAAAAGGATGGGGTGTAGCTTGGTTGTTATCTAGTGATGAACTGTTTAAGTATAAGAAAGAATTTGTAAAACAATGTCCCCAATGGTTAGAAGACATGGGCAAAGGGTATGACTACCTGTATAATTATGTAGATAAAAGAAATGACAAGTCATTAAAATGGCTTAAGTATTTAGGATTTAAAGAAATAGAAGAGATTGAAGAGTATGGACATCTTAAGATGCCTTTCTTATTAATGGTTAAGGAGATGAAATAGTATGTGTGGTGTTTATGAAGCAATGGCTGCCCTACAAATAGGACAAGCTTTAATGGGTCATCAGCAGCAAAAAGCTGTAGCTGAAGCGACTAGACAGTCTAATAAAATAACTGAACAAAACGCTAATATCTCATATCTTAATGACATTCAAAAAATAGAAGGTGAAAGAACAGAAGCAGCTAGAGAGTTTTCATTAGAAGAATTTAAGCGTAAAATGGATTTACGTGGAAGACAGGCTACTGCTCTCAATCTAGGATTTGGAAATTCACAAAAAATTATACAAGACTTGGCGGGTGTGGGTGATACTGATTATGTTGAACTACAAAATGCTTTCTTGTCAGACATGTATAAAGCTAATTATCAATATGACCAAGCCTACGCTAATATGAATCAGACACGTTCTAAATATTTAAAAAACACAGAAGAACCATCAGGATTAGCTACTGCTTTAAATATTGGAGCAGCTGGTCTAAACTATGGAATGGCATACAACAAAGGATTAACATCTTTAAATCCATCATCTAACATGGCTTCAGCTGCAAGTAGCTCAGTTGGTTATGGCTCAGGCACAGGTGGTTTTGAAGGCTTTAAGCCAGCTGGTCAATATGAAATCCCAACAAGAACATTAGGCGGTAAATAATGGCATATGAATCTAAAGTAACAAACAAATACTTCGGCACTACATTTGCTGGTACAGGTAAAGTAGTTGCAGACACTGAATTAGGACAAGTAGTCAATGCTTTAAAAAGCACTTTTTCTCCAGCTGCACAAGGCTTTGGTGAATCTTACATTGAAAAGAAACAAAGTGAAGCTGGTGTAAAAATGCAAGAGTTATATGCCAAACACGGTAAAGACACTTTAAAAGAAGTAATGTCAGGTAAATATCCTGAATTAGAAAGCATGTATGCCACAGCTACTAAAGAAGTCCATCTAGGTAAGTTTGCTGCTTCTGATGCCTTTTTGAAATATAAAGAAAACCAACATGAATACAACCCTGAAACACAAGACTTAAATTCTTTCATGGCTAACTATGTTCCTGAACAACTAGAAAGCAATGGTAAGTTTTTTGCTTCAGGATTTGGAGCAACATGGAATGGTTTATTATCTAAAGAATTAAGCCAAGATGCTACTAACAGGGCTGATGCAGCTCTTAACAGAGACATGCAAGAACACACAGTGATTTCACAAGCTTGGGATGAAGACTTGGGTATGAATTATTATGATTTTACTTATGGACAAAAGGGTAGCCGTGTAGTTTCTAACACAAGACAAAACGAATATACAAGAAATTATATTAAAGTGGGAACTGACCAAGTAAAGTCTTTAGAAGACATTTATGCTTTAGAACAGGTATTTTTCCAAGACAGGGGGGATGGAAGAACTATGTTAACTTCAGGAAATGAAGAGGATAGTAAAGTGTGGCAAGAGTTACAGATTAAAAAAAACAGTTTTATAGCGTCTAACCGTGTAGCTAAGAAAGCTAAAGATGATGCATATGAACAAGCAGCTCTTACAGATATGTTTGCTATTCTTAGAGGAGATGCAGAACACGTATTTTTAATGGAAGGAATAGAAGGTAAATCTTTTGCAGATAAACAAGATTGGATTTTTAAGAACTTACTTAAAGAGGGTAGGGGTGATTTAGTTGATGAATTAAACAAGTTAATGAATGCTGAGAAGAATATAGGTGTAAACACAATACCTTTTAATAAACTAAAACAAAAGGCTATGAC